TCGAACACTTGTTCGACATGGAAAACCCATCAGAGGTAGAGCCAGATGGAGTAGAGCACGAACTTGGTGGCGACATCGATGGTGTTGTCATGAAGGGGTTTATAGATAGATGGAGCAGAGTAAATTTAACTACTGCAAAAATCACCGATTACAAAACCGGCAAAACCCCAAATCCGCGCTACGCCAAAGACAAGTTTTTTCAACTTACGCTGTACGCAGCGCTGTTGGAAAAAGAAACAGGGCTTGATAACTTTGAGCTAGAGCTTCTCTATCTCAAAGACGGAGCCCGCCTCACTCACGCGCCAACGCGTGCAGAAATAGAAGCAGTAAAAGAAACAGTAGTGTCAGTTAGAAGGGAAATAGAAAACTGTCATGCCAACAATGATTGGAAACCACAGCCAACACCGTTATGCAACTGGTGCATATTCAAACGAGAGCTTTGTACATACTGGAACTAGAATGAACGATGACGCATTCGCACGGATTGTTGCGGACGACGTAAAAAACAAAATCGGCCACTCACAGCGCGAGTACCTTGAGCTTCCGTCAAACAGAAGTCGGTGGAAGAAGGCTCTCGCGTCGCTGATAGAGAACCTGGATGACCAAATCTCAGACCTACTGGACGATGAAGATGCGGACAGGGAGAGATACGAAGCCCTTGGGGCATCTGGTGCTGGCCTATTGGCGGAGGCGATTGCAACCTACAGTTCGCGCCGACACAAGATTGAGCGTTTCAAGCACTATGTCCAGATGAAGCTGGACCGGGTCAGCGCTATGCCCGAAGATGGGCAGTTCACGTCTCGTGAAGAGTTGTTTGAGAATGCAATTCTCCAGCACAAGCGCCTTATGGAAGAGTTCGACATGGAACCGTCGGCAGCGGACGAGGCCCTATGGGCAGCACTAGATGGAAGATGGGAATTCGACTCCGTTAATATGGAGTAATGCGCCATAGGTCCAAGAAAAAAGAAGCAGAGTACCGTTTACGGAGACCGCTTGTCGCTCGGCTGCTGGAGCAACGACCCCACTGTGAAGCATGCCCTGTATTCGCAGAGCATGATGAGAAGGTTGTATATTCTCGCCGCCGAAGCGTAGACATTCATGAGTTAAAACGCCGCTCACAGGGGGGTTCGATTCTAGACGAGGATAACCTTATGGCTGTTTGCAGAGAATGTCACGACAGGATAGGACGCTACCCAGCATTGGCTTTTGAGCTCGGATTATCGAGGCACGGCTGGGAAGAATAGCATTACTCCATTTACACCACATGCAAATTAGCGCTGATAATCTATAGCTAGCGCGCAATCCTTATCGATGGACAAGGAAGGCAGGTGGTCGAATCTAGCGGAGAGCAGTCCACTCCGTGGCAGCGAGGTTAACTCCCTCAGTACCCGCCTGTTCGCGACCGGCGGGTTTTCTGCTGTCTGGGCTATTGTTTTCTTATGAACATCGCCGGCATTGACTTGTCTCTTACTTCAACTGGATACTCAATAAATGGGGATACTGGAGTTATTGCGACTAAATACATAGGACCAGAGAGGCTCTCTGTTGTTTCTAATTTGGTATTAGAACTAATTGCTGATAATTCCGTTGATGTTGTGATTATCGAGGGGTACTCATTTGCTTCCCGAAACAGTCAAGCCCACAGCATCGGGGAACTCGGTGGATGCGTGAGGATGCGCCTATGGGAATTCAATGTTCCCTTTATAGATGTCCCACCAACGTGTAGGGCTAAGTTTGCTACAGGAAAGGGGAATGCGAGCAAAAACGAAGTCATATCTGCGATATCAGCTAAAACTGGAATAGTGTGGTCTGGTGCCGGCTCTGACGATAAATGCGATGCATGGATTCTCGAGCAGATGGCATTGACCCACATCGGGCTCTCTGCTTACGAATGGCCGGCTGTAAATATATCGGCACTAGACAAAGTGGATTGGTCTCCGCTCAAAAATGCTTGTAGTATCTAGTTGTGCGCAATCGACCAATCAGCCAAATAGATGTAGAAGAAACGCTTCTTGAGTTAATACAAGAGCTAGAGACGGAAACAGAAGCGTTTGAGCGTCTTGCAGAAGACGCAGCAAAAAAAGAAGCTCTGTATAAAAGCAATTGGGCCAAAGAATATTTGTCGGCGAAAGGCTCCATTAAGGAGCGCGAAGCTTGGTCGGATTACAAAATGGACGAAATGATGTTCGACTATAAAATCGCCGAGTCCCTGCTTAAGGCAAAGCGCGAAAAATTATTGTCCCTACGGACGAGCATAGATGCACTTAGAACGCTAAACGCCAATATCAGAGCGCAGGTTGGACCATGAAAACAATGAAGATAGAAGAGTTGCGCCCTGCGCCGTGGAGAACAACACATGTGCTTAAGCCGGACTTAAAACTGTTAAGCAAGGCCATAGAAGATTATGGTTTGATAAACCCGATTGTTGTTCAGAAGAGTACTGGTTTTATTATTGACGGCTTTCACCGCGTCATATCAATAGCAACGAATAAGCGCCTGAAGTCAAAATATGCAACAAACATCCCCGTACACGTCGTTGATTGTGGTGACGTCGACGCAATGGTTATGCATATTGTCCTAAATAGAGCGCGCGGAGCCATAGTAAATCATCATCTGTCTAGAACTGTCAAAAAAATACATCAATCTGGGCAATACAGCGCTGGTGCACTTGAGGACATACTGGGAATGTCAATGATTGAGGTAGATATGTTGCTTGACGGTTCATTAATCAAAATGCGCAAAGTAGCAGAACATAAATACTCAAAAGCATGGGTGCCGATTGAGGCACCAGCTGGTTCCATTGACTCCATGGAGTTCGAGCGCCCCCCAAACGCCGACGCATAAAGTAAAATATTTGCATTGACTACACAGCGAGGTAGCTATGCCCAGCACTAACAACATAACTGATACGGAGCTGCCAGCCCCAACTCGTCGTCAACCAACCCCGGGCGGCACTCTCCCTTCGTGGTGGAAAAGAGCCACTTCGTATGCTGTGCGGCGTCTAGGAGATGCTGTCGGCGGGGGCGGAAGAAGGTCAACAGGTTTCGGCGAGGGCCGTGGTCTATTGAGAGAAAGGCGCAACATTCGTCTCGGTAGGGCGGTGTAGCCGTGCTTGTTTCTATAAGCGAATTAACCACCTACATGGACATTAGTTTTAGTCTTAGGCAGCAGGACGCTGCCGAGATGGTGTTGTCTGGTCTTCAGAGCGAGCTTGAGGCATTCCTGCGCCGCCCAGTAGAACTTGACGAATTCACTGAAACGCACGTCATTCCTTCGTATTTCCAAGGAGTGCCAGCTACGTCATTTTTTTATGACAATAGTTTGGATACAACTGGCACAACAATTAACTATATTCAGCCGTCGGTAATGATTAGTTTGCGCAATACTCCAGTTTCGGCGGTGTCTAAAGTTGTTATCAAAAATCTTTCCGAAACAGGGATGCTTCTCGGCGAAACAATGAAACGACAGGCGTCTGTCTCAAATGCCTCATATGCATCAAATAAAGTTACGTATACGACAACAGCTCCACACAAATTTACTGTCGGGCAGTTTGTAGTAGTGAGTGGAGCAACTCCGGCCGGATTAAATATTCCGGGAAAGCAGATACTTGAAGTTACAAATACAACTTTTACTGTAGGTGGATTTGATTCCAACCCTGGAGCATTTGTATCTGGTGGGACGGCATCTGCAACAGGCAATGACTACACCGTGCAGCGATATGGCCTTGAGTTATATCGGGGTTTTCCTAACGATGTAGTTGAAGTTACATATACGGGTGGGCTAGATGGAGAAAATTTAGCGCTGTTTAAATTATTTATTCTGAGAGCGGCAACTCGTGAAATGCAAAACATGCACGATGATGTTGTGGGCGTAAAAGACTTAAACCCACGCAATGTCGCCCCATTAGAAACAGGGTTTACAGAAAAAGAATTGCTGGCGCTGCGCAGGTATAGGCGCAGGAGAATCTGATGTCATCCGTCGATATCAAGATACATGGTGTAAAAGAAGCTCAAGCAAGTCTCACTGCGGCCTATCTAAGGTCAACAAATTTTGCTCCGTTATTCGTGAAAGCCAAGACCGAAATTTCTGCCATGAATACAGCGAACTTTGGTTTAGGCGGATTACCTTCAGGTGGTTGGGCACCATTGGATGCAGGGTATGGGGCATGGAAGGCAACAAGATTTCCCGGTATGCCACCTATGGTGAAAACGGGGAGACTGCTCGCGAGCATGACAGGCAATAGCCCTGATTCGTTATTTTCTGTTACTCCGAAATCAATGTCTATTGGGACAAAAGTCGAATACGCCAAGTTCCACCAGTACGGAACTACAAAAATGCCGAAACGTAAAATTGTATTTGAGCCAGCTGGGTTTGCAGAAAAATACGCTAACGATGCCGCCGACTGGGTCGTAGATGGGCAAGTGTCGTAATGAAAGAATTAATGCAAGGTGCTCATTCTGCAAAGCATTATATAACCACGTACCTGCAAGACGATATCCCGACACGGCTCATTAAGTACCGCAACGGTTGGGGAGTAGATGATGGCATATTGCCGTCACCTGCTGAGTATCTAACGTACGAACCACTTGCGCTTGACGCGTGGCCTTCGATTATTACTGTGGCGATTAACGCCAAATCGTTTACCCGTCTTGAGTATGATGGCTCAACTCTTGACCCACTATATAGAGTCGCTTATGGCATGAGAACCTACATATGGGTAAAAACCGAAGGGTCTTATGAGTCGACCTTGATGCGCGACAGATTAACTACCGTTATTAGGTCTGCTCTTCTCGACTACCCATGCTTGTCAAGAGTTGATTCGGTTAGAGAGGCAAGGGTGGAGGAAACCTCAATGTCTGAGGAATATTCAGACTTGACGCTGCTGAAAGGCGACAGGGTTCTTGCCGGTGCATTCATAGGTTATGACCTATTATTAGATGAAGTCATTACAAGAGAAGACATCGGAACTGTTACCGAATACGACCTTGAGGTTATCGGCAGCGGCGACTTGTCGCGAGATGACTTGCTAGAGGAGATTTTATGACACACGCAAACGATTTCATCCAAGTTGTAAATAGTCCACAAACTGAGTTTCCCCTTGATTTTGCTGGACTTATCCAGGTTCAAAATGTATCTGGCCAAACGTTGATGGTAATTAATGACGTGTATTTGCCGCCGCTAATGACAGCTCTCGTAAGCCCGGACAACGAGCGTGTCAAGAGTTTGCTTAACAAAAAGTCTTTGAAATCTCGTAGTTTTGAGCTTTCGGAGAGCTCTACGGCAATGCCGGCCAAAGAAGAGCCAAAAAAAAAGCGCAGAAAAAAAGACCAGTCAGCTTCATCCCCCCTGGTACTAGAAGGTGCTGTGGCTGATTTGGCTGCAGTTATCAATAATGAACAACCGGCGCAAACTGTCGCCGCAGAAGATGAAAACGTGGAACAATTAACAGAGAACGATTTGTCATCCGCGCAAGAGCAAGATGAAAAATCAGATGGCGAAGGTTCGCCAGAAACAGATAGTCAGTCAGTATAATCTGAGTAGTCTCACTACAAATAGCCCATGCAGTTTCGGATGGGACGGAGGAACAAATGCCAGGTGTAATCGTAACAACGGCGGTTCGCACAGGACCGACAAACACACAGACCGCTGCAACGGCGACGATGTTCGTTGCTGGACTAACTGAGCGCGGACCTGATGGCACCGTTCATCTAGTTACAAGTCTTTCCGACTACGAAGATATTTTCGGTGGCTCGATTGCCGCTGGGTGGACGTACGAGACAATTAGAACCTTCTTTGAAGAGGGTGGCGCGCGCGCTTACGTATCTAGGGTTGTTGCTGACGATGCGGATGAGGCTTCACTGGAGCTTGATAAGACTGGCGGAACCCCCGTTATTACGCTTACTGCCGCAGGTAAGGGCACATGGTCGCATAGCGGTGTCCTTAAGGCGTCAGTATCTCAGCCAACAGCTGGAACAAACTTCAAGATTTCGGTCTATCTAAATGACGTAATAGTCTTTGCGACAAAGACACACACAACTGTCGCTGCTGCTGTTGAAGAAATAAACAATAGCGCTGTTGCCGCACTGTACGTAACTGCTGCAGATGAGGGTGAAACAGGCATCCCAGCCGTTGTGGCAGCCTCGAACTTTACAAACGGTGACGACGGTGGCGCAATTGCCGCAGCCGATGTTGTATCTGCAATCGGTTTATTCACGGAAAACCTCGGACCTGGTGCCGTATGCGCCCCAGGCTACACGTCGAGCACCGTCCGTGAAGGCCTAATCAGCCACGCAGCGGGAAGCCGCCGCATCGCAATTTTGGGCTTCGACAAAGATGACTCCGTAAATGACGCCATAGCGGCAGTAACTGATTATTCAGATGCCGACAACGCCGAGTTCGCAGCATTCTTTTACCCATGGGTCAAGATTCCCGACGGTTCTCTTACAAAGACAGTTCCATGTGAGGGGTACGTATGTGCAAAGCGTGCCGTCGTTCATAACACCTATGGCTCCTGGAACCCATATGCTGGCGAAAGGTCTGAAGCAAAGTTCGTAACAGCGCCGGCCGTCGTGCTGTCAAAAGCCGAGTCGGAGACACTGGATGCTGGATACGTCAATGCAATTAAGGTAATCAGCGGAACAACGCGAATCTACGGAGCCCGTTCAGCTTCTTCTGATACAGATAACTTCAGGTTTATCATTGCCCGCGAGGTCCTAAACCAGATTGTTCACGAGGCTGAAATTGCTCTCGAGGCTCTTCTGTTCCTCCCGATTGACGGTCGCCGCTCTACTTTCTCAAGAGTCGCCGCGACACTCACAGCCATTATGGACAGAATTCGCGTTGGTGGCGGTCTCTACGAGGCTTTCGATGGAACCGGAAAGCAGATTGACCCCGGCTACACGGTCCAGGTTAACGACTCAATCAATCCGCTGACACAGCTAGCAACTGGAGTAATCAAAGCCAAAATTGGCGCTCGCGTTAGCTCAATAGGCGACCGCATTGAGGTTGAGATTACTAAGTCCAATCTAACGTCAACATTGGTATAACGGAGGAATAAATGCCATCAGCAAAATTAGCTCAGAGGCAAATCATTGCCGAAATCACGCCGCTCGCCGGTGGTGACATTACCGGCCCGACACTAAGCGGTTATTTCGCGCAGGTTTCGGGTGGTGAGATTACGGCTTCTGTGGAAAAGATTTACACAGGTGGTAACGCATTCCCAGAGACACTCTGTGCCCCTTCTGAGGTCGGCGACGTAACCCTTACAAAGCACTATGACTCAGACCTTCGCACGGTCCTCAAGGATGCACGCAAGGTTGTGGGACGGGCGTACTACGAAATCAAGATTTACGACACTGACTGTGACCTTAAGAATGCCCAGTCGGAGAGAGTCTACTCAAAGGCGCTTCTTGTTGGCCTTTCGGAGCCAGAGGGCGACGCATCATCGGGTGCCCCAGCTACATTCGCGCTGACATTCGCTATCTCGGGCGAGCCAACACAGTAATTATTTACATCCACTAGCACGCCCTCCGTAGTGCTAGTGTGTCGGCTATGAGCAATCTATACGAGCCAGTAAGCGAAAACAATGAACCAGCGTCGCGGTTTGACGAAGTTGAGTCAGACAATGTCCTCGACCAATTAAAGGCTGTTGTGGGCAAAAAGGTAATGCGTCCGGAAATCTTCATTTCCGTTCCTGAGCGTCCTGGTGTTCAACTATTGATTAGCCCCAACATCACGCAGCAACAACTACGTGCATGGCAAAAAAATGCCGGTTCTGAAACAAAGAACGGCATCGACGCCACCAAGTTTGCTTGCCAAGTAATCGGCCATACCACTGTTGGCATTTATCTCAATGGTGAAGAGGTATATGAAGATGGCAAGTCGCTCGGATTTGCATCCCCATCTGTTCTCAAGATGACCAATTCAACCCGGGCTCTTCCCGATGCAGTAATTGCATTCTTCGGCCTTGACCCGCATGTTGAGGCAGCAGCTCTTGCGATTATCGATGCCGCCGGATATGGCGATACTGTTGAGCAAACAGAAAACCCTACGAAGCTGTCCTAGATGATTTGATTGAGGACGGCCGCATTGAGACGGCCGCCCGTCTAGGAGAGCTATTCGGAACAGACCCCATAAAGCTCCTTGACTGCACACCAGACGAATGGCTTATTCGCGTCGCATGTGCTAAAGTTATTGAGGCGGACCGCGCCGCTGCAGAGCGTAAAGCTCAAGGATATTGAGCATATTTGGGGTTTAAGTGGCTGCTGACAGTCGTATAAATATTGTCCTTGATGTAGATACAAGGAACACAGAGCAGATTGAGGCGACAGCAGCTCGCCTTACAGCTCTGGGCCGAGCCGAACGCTCTGCTGCTACTGACACAAACCGTCTTGCCGGTCGCATGGACCAATTAAATGGTCGAATGACGGGTGCTGCTGGCGCTATGAATAAGCTTAATGCAGCTAGCAATATGTTCATCAAACATGCTAGAAAAATAATGTATTTAGTTATTGGCCTTGGTATCGAGTTTCTTGCCGTTACCGCTGCCCTTGTTAGCGTTAATGCCGCATTCGCAATCGGCAATGCTGCGGTAAAACTATACAACTGGGGCATGCAAGCAGTTGCGGGGGCTCTAGCCGCAGCGGGTGCCGCAGCCATAACGGCAGCAGCGGCTTTTACTGAGTTTAATGCTGCCGCCCAGGCATTCCGTTTTAAAGAGGGGCCAGGGCTCGGTACTGCGATTTCTCAATCAGCTGACGCCCTACGTATGTTGCAGGTCAACTCAACACTTGCAACGTATGGAATTACTGCCCTTAATCAGGCGTACGCAACATTCAGCAAGAATGCAAAACTAGACCCCAAGGCTGTTAAGCAATTAGAAATGATGGCCGATTTTGGCACTGGTGGGAATAGGGATAAGAGTCTTGCGGCAGCAGCTGAGTATCTGTCGCTCATCAGAAAACAAGCATCCGGTCAGTATGTAAAAGATGCTTACAATCAAAGACAATCATTGGCAGCTCAGATAGGCCCGGAATTTGAAAAGGCAGCTAAAAAATACAGCAGCCCTAAAAAACTACTTGAAGCATTGGAGTCCGGGCAGCTTGCTAAGGATGCCGGTGTCGAGGGGTTTGGTAAAACAGTTAATCAAACCCTTATGGCGCAGCTCAAAGGCTATCTCACAAAAGCTTTTGTTGAGCTATCCGATGCTGGCCGCTACCT